ATCATACAAACTTGATAATATTGCTAGTGTTGAACTTGGAAAGAACAAGATTTCATATGACGAATATGATTCTCTGCATCAACTATACAAACAAAATTATCAAAAGTTTATTGAGTATAATATCAAAGACGTTGAACTTGTTGAAGAACTAGAAGACAAATTAAAACTGATTGAACTTGCATTAACTCTTGCATACGATAGCAAAACAAACTATGATGATGTTTTTGCTCAAGTTCGTATGTGGGATACTCTAATCTTTAATCATCTAAAGAGTGATGGTATTATTATTCCTCCTGTAGAGAGAAAAGAAAAGAGTGCCGCATTTGAAGGTGCATATGTAAAAGAACCTATCGTAGGCAAACACGATTGGGTTGCATCATTTGACTTGAATAGTCTGTACCCTCACTTGATTATGCAATATAATATTTCACCAGAAACCTTGGTTGAAAAAGAAGATTATACTGATGAAATGAGAGAGATATCAGGTTCAACTTCAGTCAATAATCTTTTGGGTATGAAAGTAGATACGAAGATTCTTAAAAATCTAAAGATGACTATCACTCCTAATGGTGAGTTTTTCAGAACAGACTTTCGTGGTTTTCTTCCAAAGATGATGGAACAGATGTATGAAGACCGAAAAATCTATAAGAAAAAAGCACTTGTAGCAAAGCAGGAACTTGAAAAAGAAACTGATAAGAAGAAGAGGTTTGAAATTGAAAAGAGAAGTGCACGATACAATAATCTGCAATTGGCAAAGAAAGTTTGTTTGAATTCCGCATACGGTGCTCTAGGTAATGAATTTTTTAGATTCTTTGATATTCGCCAAGCATCAGCAATTACCCTCGCTGGTCAGTTGTCTATTCGTTGGATTGAAAACAAACTCAATCAATATATGAATAAATTACTGGGGACACAAAATGAAGATTTTGTCATTGCTTCTGATACAGACTCAATTTATCTCCGTCTTGGTGGGTTGGTGGGCAAAGTGTATAACTCGGAACTCAATCCTGAGAAAGTCATCTCCTTCATGGACAAGGTATGTGAAGATAAAATTCAACCGTTTATTGATGAGAGTTATCAGGCGCTTGCTGATTATACTAACGCATACGAACAAAAGATGCAGATGAAGCGAGAAGCACTTGCAGATAAAGGTATCTGGACTGCAAAGAAACGTTATATTCTTAACGTCTATAATAATGAAGGTATTCAATATTCAGAACCAAGAATGAAAGTTTCTGGTCTTGAAATGGTCAAGTCTTCAACTCCACAATTTATCCGTGAGAATATGGGTAAAGCAGTAGACATTATGCTTAAAGGAACTCAAGACCAACTTCATGAGTTTATGGTAGACCTACGTAAAGAATTTAAGAATTTGCCACCTGAAGAAATTTCTTTCCCAAGAGGCATTCGTGGTATTGGTAAGTATACTGATTCTGTGACATTATATACCAAAGGCACACCAATTCATGTTAAGGGTGCGTTGATATATAACAATGCAATCAAACAAAAAGGACTAAGCAAAAAATATCCTCTAATCAATGAAGGCGAAAAGATTAAATTTTCGTATTTGAAGATGCCCAATCCTTTTAAAGAAACTGTGATTTCATTTCCAGTAAGACTACCAAAAGAATTTGATTTGCAAAAGTATATTGATTACGATATGCAATTTGAAAAAGCATTCATTGAACCAGTTAAAGTAATTTCCGATTGTATCGACTGGACACTCGAAAAGCAATCATCACTTGAAGATTTTTTCTCATAAGGAAATAAAATGAGCATTCTTGAAAAATTGAAAAAGAACAGCAGCATTAAAGAAACTGAAATATTGTCACAATCAAAACTATTCGGCAACAAGGATATGATTCCCACATCAATTCCTATTATCAACGTTGCATTGTCTGGTCGTATCGAAGGTGGACTTACTCCCGGTCTTACGATGTGGGCTGGTCCATCAAAGCACTTTAAGACATCGTTTTCATTGCTAATGGCGAAGTCATATCTAGACAAATACGAAGATGCAGCACTTCTGTTTTATGATTCAGAATTTGGTACACCACAAAAATATTTTCAATCATTTGGTATTGATACCGATAGAGTTCTTCATACTCCTATTACCGATATTGAACAACTAAAGTTTGACATCATGAGTCAGATGAAAGAAATCAGTCGTGGTGAAAAAGTTATTATTGTTATTGACTCAATTGGTAATCTAGCATCAAAGAAAGAAGTTGACGATGCACTTGAAGGTAAATCTGTTGCTGATATGTCAAGAGCAAAACAACTCAAGTCTTTGTTTAGAATGGTGACACCACATCTGACACTAAAAGATATTCCAATGATTGTTGTCAATCATACATACAAAGAAATTGGTATGTTCCCGAAAGATATTGTAGGTGGAGGTACTGGTAGTTATTATTCAGCAGATAACATTTACATTATTGGGCGTCAACAAGAAAAAGAAGGTACTGATGTTGTTGGATATAACTTCATCATCAATGTTGAGAAGTCTCGTTATGTAAAAGAGAAGTCAAAGATTCCTGTTACTGTATCGTTTGAGGGTGGTATTAGCAAATGGTCTGGTCTGCTTGAACTAGCAATTGAATCTGGTCACGTTGTAAAACCAAGCAATGGGTGGTATTCTAAAGTTGATGATGATGGTGTCATTGAAGATAAAAAGTATCGAATTAAAGATACCGACACAAAGGACTTTTGGTTGCCAATCCTACAACAAAAAACTTTTAGAGATTTTATAGAAAAGAAATATCTGATAGCATCTGGTGAAATTATTTCTGATGATGAAATTCATAACGTATTTGAGGAGATAGAAGGATGATTGAAGGCGTAGATTACTGTTACATTTTTTCTGAAACGGACAAAGAAACTGTACATATAAAATTACTTTCAGGTAAGTATGATGGTGTTGTTTTCAAGTACGGTAAGGTAGGAGTAGTGGAAGAAGATGACAAAGCATATTTACAATTTAATTATGATGTGATAGAATCACCATATGAAGGCATTGATGAAAATACAGATTTCAAAAATGCTATTGGTGACTTGTTGACAGAATTGCTAACAAGACAATTGAGCAAAGAAGGAAGTGCTAATGAAGATAGAACAGATTATTTTGAGGAACCTGATCCACAATGAAGATTATTTGCGAAAGGTTCTTCCTTTTCTAAAATCTGAATATTTTACTGATAGAACTGAAAAGACACTATTTGATGAGATCCAGTCGTTTACAACTGATTACAATAATGCGCCACCAATTGAGGCGTTGTCACTTGCCGTCAGAGAAAAGAAAAATCTCACAGATGATGAAGTGCAGACATGTCAAGACTATATCGAAGTTTTACGTGAACGTGGGCAATCAGATTCTCCTTGGCTCATCGACAAGACCGAAACATTTTGTCAAGAAAAGGCCATCTATCTCGCCGTCCTTAATTCAATCACTATTCTTGACGGGAAAGATAAAACCAACGACAAAGGTGCGATACCCAAGATTCTTTCTGATGCGTTAGCAGTAAGTTTTGATAATTCTGTTGGGCATGACTATCTTGAAAACTCTGATGAACGATATGAATTCTATCATCGTAAAGAAGCAAGAATTCCATTTGACCTAGAATATTTCAATAAGATTACTAAAGGTGGTCTACCATCAAAGACTTTGAATGTCGCACTTGCGGGTACCGGTGTCGGTAAGTCATTGTTCATGTGTCATGTTGCAGCAGGATGTATGACGCAAGGAAAGAACGTTTTGTATATCACTCTTGAAATGGCAGAAGAGAAGATTGCAGAACGTATTGATGCAAATCTGCTTAATGTGACTGTTGATGAACTGATGGAACTACCAAAAGACATCTATGATAAGAAAGTCAATCGTGTTCGTAAGATGACAACTGGTAAGTTAATCATCAAAGAATATCCAACCGCAACCGCATCTGCTACTCATTTTAGGACTTTGTTGAATGAACTCAATCTTAAACGTAATTTCGTTCCTGACATTATCTTTATTGATTATCTCAATATATGTTGTTCTTCTCGCATTAAGGCTGGCGCAAATGTTAATTCATATACCTATGTTAAAGCAATTGCAGAGGAACTTAGAGGACTTGCAGTTGAATTTAATGTACCTATCGTTTCTGCAACCCAGACTACGCGGTCAGGATTTACAAACAGCGATCCTGGACTTGAAGACACATCAGAATCGTTCGGACTCCCAGCAACGGCAGATTTAATGTTTGCATTGATTACATCAGATGAACTTGAAGAACTCGGACAACTGATGGTCAAGCAATTGAAGAATCGTTATTCTGATCCAACATCAAACAAGAGATTTGTTATCGGCGTTGACAGGTCAAAGATGAAACTTTATGATGTTGAACAATCAGCACAAGATGGTATCGTTGACTCAAATCAAGAAGACAAACCGCTAAATACATTTGGTAATCGTGAGATTCAAAGTAAATTTAAAAAGAACTTTAGTGGATTTAAAGTATGATTGATTTTGCAAAATATGCAAATGAAGGTGGCGCTCCAATCATAAACAAACAAGATTGGAAAGAACTTAATCAACAATACCCCAAAGAGCAAATTCGCAAAGAATTAGCACAATACATTATTGATAATAATCCTGCATTTCCATTTCAAGTAACAACTTATCGTGAAATGCAGGATAATTTTCTATCACTACTTAAAACTGATTTGAGAAGTTATTTTCTCACTCACGACGAAGTTAAGAATAAAGTAATTGAGAAGTTTGACGATTATACTTACTCATATGAAAAATATGGTATGGGTGTAATTCAAAACGGACATTCATACAATGATTGTGCAAACTATTTTCATCGTGATTTGAGATATCGTTGTGGTGGTTGGTCATTTGAATCGCCGTATGATAGATGGACAAAAGGCATTGCACTAGAAGCTCTTCTAGCCCCTTTATGGCGCATGAATAATGATGAATTGAGTATTGCTAGTTACAATGCATCATTTCGTCTAGGCGCATATGTTGCAACTCAATTCAAACCTCATGTTGCAAAATGTCTGTACTTATTAACAAATGCTGACACTATCTTAGACACATCTTGTGGGTGGGGAGATAGACTTGCTGCTTTCTTTGCAACTTCTAATGCAAAAGAATATTATGGGTGTGATCCAAATCCAGAAACATTTGAACGATATAAGAAGCAATGTATTGAATATAGTAAATTACTAGAAGGTAGTGAGAAATTTATTATTACAGAAAAGACAGATTTGTTCAAATTTGAATCTTCAAGAAAGACAGTTATCATACAGAGAAAACCAGCAGAGGATATGAACTGGAATTTTATTCCCAAGATTGATTGTGCATTTACATCTCCTCCATATTTTGCCACAGAGAAATACGCAACAGGTTCCGGTAAAGAAGAAGACCAATCTTGGTCGAGGTATGATACATATGAGAGGTGGAGAGATAATTTTTATCTTCCAGTAGCAGAAAAGACTATGAGTAAATTATCATCGAATGGATGTATGATGATAAATATTATGGACCCAAAGATAAAAAACAAAAGATATCGGGCATCAGATGACTTGATTGAAAAGTTTAAAGACAAATTTGTTGGACAAATTGGTATGCGTATCGTTCAAAGACCAAAAGATATCGGTGAAGAACTGGACGAGTTTATGACAAAAATGTATATCGAACCAATTATGTGTTTTGGTAATTTGCCAAGTTTTGATGAATATTTCAATAGAGGAACTCTTGTTGACTTTTTCTAATAGGTAAACGAATGGCACAAAAAGGTTTTGAATACGAAAAAAATGTTTATAATATTTTAAGTGAATATAATATTTCTACTGGAAGTATTGCCGGCGCCTCATACGATAGACCAGATTTAATGGTCAAAATAGGTAATGAATCTGCTGGTGTAGAATTAAAAAATCAACCTACTGCTGCCGGAAGTTTAGTATTACAATATTATGATGATGAGTGGCATTTTGGTCCTACAGATAATAATCCTGAAAAAGAATTTTTAAAGAGTGTAGGTGAAGACGTTAAGATTATAGAATATTTGAATAAGAATTGGAAAAGTCCTTCTCTCAGATATGAAGGAAAGAAAAAATATTATTTTGGATTTCCTGATTATAGAAAAGCATATCAATATGATTTAAAAAAATTTGGAAATGTTTACGTAGATGTTCCAAATTCAATAATATCTGAATATTATCAAAAGAAAAATTCTCCATATTTAAATGTTGGCAATAAAGGATTTTTTATATTTGATTCAGATAATGATCCTCTAAATTTACAAAAAAAAGCAAGAGATAATAATTTACCAAAAATACCTATATTTTCAAATACGAATTCCGCAAACACAAAAATTCGTGTAAGAGTTCAAGATAAGAGTGGCGGATATCAATTTTCATTTACACTACAGTTTGATAAAGTAATTAAATCTCCATACAATTTAGGACCACTAAGAAACGGAAGTTCATCTAATATAGATGAAAATTCATTAAAAGAAAACCCAATAGTTTTATTATTCGAACACTAATATTAATAGAGGATACATTATGTCTGCTGTTGTTATTATACCCACTACGGGAGTGAGTGAAGTAAGAAAGGCAATCGAAAGTGTATTATCTCAAACATACCCAACTACATGTTACGTGGTAGGTGATGGTGACAAATTTGAAGGTAATGTTAGGGTAGTTGTTAGTGACTATCTAGGAAATAAAAATTTAAAGGTTTGTTATTTGCCCGTGAATGTTGGTGCGAATGGATTTTATGGTCACAGAGTATATGCTGCATTTTCACATCTCGTTAATGAGGATTATATCTTTTTTCTAGACCAAGATTGTTGGTTTGATGATAATCATGTTGAGGATTGCATTGACACGATAAAGAAAAACAATCTACAATGGACTCATTCTTTAAGAAAAATATACGACAAAGAAGATAATTACCTATGTAACGATGACTGTGAAAGTCTAGGTAAATGGCAAGCATGGACTAGTGTAAATCACATAGACACAAATAGTTATTGTATTCCTAGAGATATTATGATAAAATTAGCATCAGTATGGCATGGTGGTTGGGGTCAAGACAGAGTGTTCTTATCAGTAATCGCACAACACTTTCCTAGATTTGATTGCACTGGACTATATACTTGTAATTACAGGGTAGACGGAAATCAGGGTTCTGTTAATAAGGATTTCTTTGACAAAGGTAATGAAATTATGCGACAAAAATATAATGGAGAATTCCCTTGGAGAAAGTCCTCTTAATAGGAAAAAATAGTTTTGTAGGAAAAAACATAAATTGCGATAAGATAACTTATGATGAATCTAAACATGTAGATTTTTCAAATTACGATGTTATAATAAATTGTGCCTTACATCCAGAGTTTAAAATAGTTCCATATAATGAGACTGTAGATGTTGATTTTGAAATAGGAAAAAAAGCAAGTGAGAATGATTGTCATTACGTAATGTTATCTACAAGTAAAGTTTATGGTAACAACAATGAACTTAAAATATACGATGAGAATTCAGAATTAAATCCATTCGATTATTATAGTGAAAATAAACTCAATAGTGAATTCAAATTACTTTCTAATTTTGAAAATAAAGTAACCATTTTAAGAGGTTCTAATATATTTGGTTTTGAGTATGGTAGAAATTCTTTTGTTGGGTATTGTATGACACAACTAGTGAATGAAGGTAAAATTGTCTACACAATATCAGAAAAAACAAAAAGAGATTTTATCCACGTAAAAGATGCTGCATATCTAATAGAGCAAGTTTGCAATAAAAAACTAATTGGCGTTTTTAATCTGAGTTCAAATTATGGACTTGAAATTGGTCAAGTAGCAAAGAATTTAATTAAAGGATATAAGTATGGTGGTAAATTTAAATCATCAGGTCCAGTAGACAGACAATTTATAATGAATAATAATAAAATTATGGAAGCACTAGATTTGAATTATGAATTTGGTGATTGGTCAGAAAATTTTAAAAAATTAGGAAAAGAATTATGCGAGATTTAGTGATTAGTGCAATTTCAGAATATACATTTGATAAAATTAAACCATGGGTAAATTCATTGCGTCGTTCTGGATATTCGGGTCGTAAAGCAATGATTGTTCATAATGTTCTCGATGATACAATCAGTAAACTAAAAGATGAAGGATTTGAAATTTTCCTAACCTCAACGAGAAGGAATGAACAAGACAACGGATATATCTTTGCTGATAATTTTACATTTCAAGTACCAGCAACACGACACTATTTTTATTGGTACTTCTTAAAAGGACTCAAGGATATTCGATATGTAATATCGACTGATGTTGATGTGATATTTCAATCTGATCCGACAGAATGGTTGGAGAAGAATCTCGGAGACAAGAAATTAAATTATGGTTGTGAAGGTTTAAAGTACAAAGATGAACCTTGGGGTAACGACAATATGATGAATTGTTATGGTCCAGTAATTCATGAATTTATGAAAGAAAGACCAATATATAATGCAGGTTCGATGGCAGGAGAATATTCAACATTTGTCGATTATTCACTTGATGTGTTTCTTAAAATACAAAACTTAAATAATCCAACACCGGATCAGGCGGGGGTAAATCTTACATTAGCACTTGAACCATATAAGTCGATTACAAAGTTCAATGACCATGATACTAATTGGGCATGTCAATGTGGAACAACAGTTGATCCCGTGAAGATTTCTCAATTCAGACCAAATCTTTTGAGTCCCGAACCACAATTTGACGGTGAATATGTATATAATAGTAAAGGTGAAAAATATGTTCTAGTTCACCAATACAATAGAGTACCTGAATGGAAAACAAAAATTGAGGCAAAGTATGCAGAATGATATTACAATTGTAACAGCATTTTTTGATATTGGTAGAGGTAATTTACCTACCACTAAACATGGTAGAGTTTTACCTCATTATCAACATCGTAGTGTTGATACTTATTTTGATTTCTTTAGCAAATTAGCAAAGATTCAAAATGATATGGTAATCTATACAACACCAAACTTCAAAGATAGAATTTTAGAAATTAGAAGTCAATATGGACTTCAAGACAAAACAAAAGTTGTTACCCTAGAATCATATCTTCCTGGTGATTTTGTTGAATCAAAAAACAAAATTAGAGAGATTATGGATTCACCAGAATATTACGGTAAAGTCTTAAATCCTCAACTTATTGAATATTGGCACGATGATTATGTTCTAGTGAACATTTTCAAATCAGTATATGTAACTGATGCAATCGATAATGGACTAGTTAATGATGATTTAGTTGCATGGATAGATTTTGGATATGTACGTGATGATAGCACAATTCCATCATCAAATCGATGGACATATGACTTCGATAGAAACAAGATCCATTTCTTTTGTCAGCGTGCGATTGAAGGAAACAGACCAATAAATGATATAATATATACCGGTGATGTTTATATTCAAGGATGTCATATTGTCGCAGGAAAAGAAAAGTGGAATACTCTTAAAGATTTGGTAATCAATAATCTCAATCTATTGATTGAAAACAAACTTATCGATGATGACCAAACATTGTTGTTGATGGCATTACTAACAAGTCCAAAAGACTTCGAATTGCACCAAGCAGATCCAAATGATTGGTTTTTAATTTTTAGAAAATATAATGAACAGATATGATTACAGTCTACTCACCTAGAATTCATAATCTAGGAGACTTTATGCATTGTCTCCCAACACTATCAGGACTTCATAAAAAATGTGAAGAGAAAATTTCATTTGGTATTTGTAATAGATTAGAAAGATTTAAAGGAATCAAAGAACTATTGCTCTGTCAGGATATGTTTGAAGAAGTAAAATTCATGCATGAAATAGAGCAAGGACAAGAAAGATATATCGTATTGGATGATACTGGTGATGATAGAGGAGATGAAAATTCTCCAACCTGCGTTAGAAAGTTTCATAATTTTATTATAGATAATTATAATATAGATTATGAATTAGATAATGATTTTATTTTAAAAACCGACAATAGTGTGAGTCTATCAGAAAAAATCATTGTTGGGGACAGATGGTCACCAAACGATGCTCCCGATGTTGATATCAGAAGAAAATCAAATTTGATAGAATCTTCAGGTATATTACCCAAAGAAGATTGTTACTATCTTGACTATACGAAAGATTTGATGTATAATTGTAATTTGATAAAGAACAATCCAAACCCGTTTATAACTACGTTTACTGGAATAGGTATAGTTGCCGATTTAATGAAAAAAGAAACAATCATTCTGTGGGATGAAGATATGAGAAATTGGCAAGGATGGGGAGTAGAGAAAGATTATGCAATGCACTACTACAAAGATAGAAACTCAAAATTAATTTATATAAAAGATTATAATGGTAATTAATATAGAACCTCATCATTTTGGTGGTCCTATGAGAAACGGAGACATCATAGGAGCATTAAACTTTTTAGAATTTTTAAGAAGAAAAGATAATCAAAAATATAAGTTTTATATTCCAGATGAATCTATTCAACCTCAAGAATATATCAGAAAGTTCAGAGACTGGTTGACTGAAAATACTGATTATATTTCAAAAGAACCTGGTGGTGGAAGATTAGATGCAAACAATATCAATCTTTGGGACTTCAGGTCAATAACTGGAGATATATTAGAACTAAACTTCAATCGTCCACAGAAAAAGAAAATCTGTGTGGTTCCTGTTTTTGATGCACCATATAATGGGTACAGAAATTGGTCAGTTGAGATGTTTGAGAGTATTCTCAATCACTACTCTCAAGAACAATATGATGATTATGAAAAAGTAGTTTGTGTTAATAAGATTGATTTTTTCAGTACCAAGTGGGAATATAGTTATGATTTCATGGAGAACATTGAACACATAGTTGAGTGTAGTCATTATGTTGGTGGTGATACGGGAACATCACACTTTGCTTCAGTTTTACCAAAAAAAGATAAACTTAACTATTATTATGGTTCAGTAGGACTTCTACATACTACTCCGTTCTATGCATTACAGGGCAAAGGAAACATAAATCTATTTTGGAATAATAATTGGAGAACAGATTTGCTATGATAATTGAAATCTTTAGTCATATAGTAGATATTGGATGCGGTAAAGAAATAACAAAAGAGCAAACCGAATTACTTGAAAACACAGGTCTTCTTGATGCTGCTGATGCTGTCAATCTTTTTACTCACTATGAATTTGAAAATTATATCTGGTTAGAAGACAGATGGAAAGACAAGAAAAATGTAAACTTCTTTCATTACGATAAAAAATATCAACCATGGTATGAAGCAACTACCGTAAATTTTCTTCAAGAATATTGTCATCAAACGGATGAAGAATTCTATGTCTGTTTTATGACACATAAGGGAGCAAGCCACGGTCCAGGTGCTCACCAAAACTGGCGTAAGTATATGCAGTATTGGAATATTGAAAAGTGGAAAGAATGTGTTGCTAAACTTGATGAAGGATATGATACTTGCGGTGCATCATTCTTAAATAATCCTCCATATCCTTTTTACGCAGGAAATTTCTTTTGGGCGAAAGCATCTTATCTTAGAAAGTGCAAGAGATTGAAGACTCCAGAAGAAAACAATTTCAGACCGCAATTTCAAGGACAACCGCATCATAGATTTGATTTAGAATGCTGGCACGGTAGTGGTAATCCAAAATGGTATGATATGCATCCGGGAGAAGACAATAGATGGTATCTTCCTCCTGAGAATTATAGAACTGACGTTGAACAAATTTTTGAGTATAGAACCGATGTTTGATACTGCCATTGTAGTAACTTCATATTGTGGAGAACCTTCTCCTGAAGTAAAAATGCATATGACTAAGACTCTGTGTAAGAATCTTAGAAGTTTTCCATTTTATATTTGTTTGTCCTCTCACTCTCCGATTGATATGGAGACACAAAACTACTGTGATATGTTTATTTACGATAAGGATAATCGATTTTCTTTTAATGGAATTCCATCTAGACAAAACAATCACGGAGTTGCAGAATTAACGTCAGTCAATAATGCAGCATCACAGTTGAAGAGAATGGGAATAAAACACTTTCTAAAAGTATCTTATGATAATCAACCAGATTTAGATTACTATAGTCTAATAGAGAAGTGTAAAGAGATTGGTAAGAAAGTAGTAACTGGACCTTGGGGTCCTGGTGCATTGGGAACACACATGTATTTTTGTGAAACTGATTTTTTCTTAGAAACTCTTTCACCAAAAGAATTGCATAGATGCGAAAAAGATTTGGAGTATGCTTGGTACGAATCTGTTAAAGATAAAGGACTACTTGAACATATACATCTAACAAACAATTATCAAGATTTCTTTGGATATCAAATCAATCAATACTGCCACCATGGCGGAAGAATAGTGGATAATTATAATTTTCAATGAAAACATTTAGCATAACATGTATAGATGCTTTAGATTATACACCAACAATCAAAGCACTAGAAAAAACTTTAGAAACTTTACCATTTAAAGTGGATACAATCTATTGGTTTAGTGATGTTCCTCTTAAAAACACAAAATGGATTAAAATAAACAGATTTAAAAGATATACTGATGAATACAATCATATAACTCTAAAATTATTACCACACATTGCAACAGAGGATTATAATATTATAATTCATGCTGATGGGTTTGCGGTAAATAGAGAAGCATGGACTGATGAGTTTTTAAATTATGATTACATTGGGGCAAGATGGCAAGACGGTAATGTAGGTAATGGTGGATTTTGTATGCGAAGCAGAAAATTATATGATGCAATGTTGAAGTTAGATATCAATTATCATACATCACAATTTTCTTCTGAAGTTCAAAATGATCCAGCAAATTATGTTTTTGATGCGTATGGAGACAAAGTGATTCCAGAAGATAACATTATTTGCAAAATATATAGAAATGCATTAGAGCAATCCAGTATCAGATTTGCACATGGAGAAATTGCAGACAGATTCAGCATAGAGCATCTGATGTGGTCTCCTTGGTTAGGAAAAAGTTTAGGTTTTCATGGTAAGCATGGTATTGCTGAACATTATGGTGTGAAGTTGTAATTAAAATTAAGGAACAAATAGAATGACGCAAAATGAAATGGTTGAAGAATTATCAATGTTACAACCGAAATACGTTAAGAATTATGATGACTTTAAGGAAGGCGATTTCGTTCAATACTCTGGTCAACTCTGGGACGAAAAAGAAATGTATGCTGCCCTCGATACCTTACTTAATGGCTCTTGGATTACAGCAGGAGATAAGGTTGCAAGGTTCCAGCAAATGTTTAGCAGAAGGTTCAATGTTAAATATTCTCACATGGTTAACTCTGGTAGTTCTGCAAATCTGGTTTTAGTTACTGCCGCAAAAAAAGTTTTTGGTTGGAAAGACGGAGATGAAATTATCGTGTCTCCTGTTGGTTTTCCTACAACAATTGCTCCCATTATTCAGAATGGAATGAAACCTACATTCATTGATATTGAATTAGATTCATTGAATTTTGATATCAATCTGATTGAAAAGAATATCAATTCAAGAACAAGAGCAATTTTTGTTTCTCCAGTTCTTGGTAATCCTCCAGATATGGATAGAATTGTAGAAATTTGCAAGAAGCATAATTTGGTTCTTCTTGGAGATAACTGTGATTCTCTAGGTACTCTGTGGAAAGGAGAGCAGATTACCGACTTGTATTACGCATGGACTACATCGTTCTATCCTGCACATCATATCTCTACGGGTGAAGGTGGGATGGTTTGTAGTAATGATGAAAACTTTATGAAAGAAGCAAGAAGCATTTCTTGGTGGGGTCGCGATTGCTACTGCATCGGAGCAAATAATCTTTTGTCTTGTGGTACCTGTGGTAATAGATTTGACCAATGGTTAGCAGATTATAATGGAACAATTGACCACAAGTATGTCTTTACCAATATCGGATACAATTTGAAACCTCTTGATTTGCAGGGTGCTATTGGTCTAGAGCAATTGAAAAAGTTTGATTTGCTAGAAAGCAAACGCAGAGAATATAAAAATGCTATTCATAAATTTATCGAGAATGGTGTTCCTGGTGTAAGAGTCATTCCTAGTACAGAAAATTCTGATCCTTCTTGGTTTGGTGTTCCTATTTACTGTGATACTCAAGAACTCAAAGAAAATCTTGTCAAGTATCTTGAAGATAATAAGATTCAAACACGCAACTATTTTGCTGGAAATATTCTCTTGCATCCTGGATTCAAGCATTTGGATAATCATGAAAAATACCCAAATTCAAATCTTGCATTGAGCAATGTGTTTTTTATTGGATGTTCTCCACTATATAACGATAAAGTTCTTTCATATATTGAAAAGGTGTTCAAGCAATGGAAACAGTAAATGTATTGGGTAAAGGATTTGTTGGTGGTCGATATTGTGAACTATATCCTAATGTAATAGTAAATGAAAGGAATGATTATGAGGTCAAAACAAACAATGTCCTTTATTTTATCTCAACTGTCGATAATTATAATGTGCATACAGACCCCCATCTTGATATTGACACAAATCTCACAACTCTAGTTAAAACATTAGAATCTTGCAAAGGAAAAGATGTAACATTTAATTTTATCAGTTCATGGTTTGTTTATGGTGACGTTCCTCTGCCCGCAAAGGAAGATTCCTATTGTGATCCTAAAGGATTCTACAGCATTACTAAACGGGCAGCAGAACAACTACTAGTGTCATATTGCGAGACATTCAATATTAAATATAGAATCATTAGACTATCTAATATCTTAGGTAAACAAGATACAAAGGTATCAGAAAAGAAAAATGCTTTTCAGTATCTAATTAATCAAATAAAAAGCAATGAAGATATTTCACTTTATGATAATGGAGAAGTTTTTAGAGATTATCTTTATGTTGATGATGCAGTAGATGCAATTCATCTAATTTTAGAAAAAGGTAATCTAAATGAAATATATAATGTAGGTTCTGGTATTCCAACTAAGATAAAAGATGCTATGTTTTATGCTAAGAAAACATATAAATCTCATTCTAGAATATCATTTATTCCTGCGACAAATTTCCATAAAAAAGTTCAAACAAAAAATATGGTGTTAGACGCAACAAAAATAAGAGAATTAGGATTCAGAATTAAATACGATGTTTATGATATAGTAGACATTTTATTGGATGCATAAATAATAAGCAAGTTTGTTTAACGACCACAGAGTGTTGATAATATATGCTTAATTTTAAATCGTTCTTGAGTGAAGAACGAGAAGCGAAACAGATAAAACATTTGACCCATGTTGAGGATAGACCTCTTCAATCGGGTCATGGTGGTACAGAACACGCTATATCTTCATTGCTTGCGGCACATGACCATATTGCTTCAGGAACAAATTCATCACAGTTGACTACAAAGTATGATGGTTCTCCTGCTATAGTATATGGTCGTCATCCTACTACAGGCAAGTTCTTTGTTGCGAGCAAATCAGCATTCAACAAAACACCAAAAATAAACTACACCGAACAAGACATTGATAAGAATCATGGTCATGCTCCGGGTCTTGCGGAAAAACTAAAAGCAGCACTAAAACACTTACCAAAAGTTGCTCCAAAGAAAGGTGTTTACCAAGGCGACTTGATGTTTACTCATGATGACCTAGAGCATCATGATAAAGGTGTTTCTTTTCATCCAAATCCTTCTGGTATTCGTTATACTGCAAAAGGTAAGGAAGCAGAGAAAGCAAAAAATGCTAAAATTGGTTTAGTTACTCACCTAACATATCACGGTGATGATCCAACAAAACTAAATGCCAGTCATGAAGTTGACCATGAGAACTTTGGTCAACACAAAGATGTATATCATATCAATGCAAATATGGATACATCAAAAGTTCGTATGTCACCAAAAGACAAAAAAGAATTTGATTCGCACATTAATGCTGCTAAACAAATACATGACAAGAACGGCAAAGCAATATACGATGCGACAGCAAGACATCAAGGTCCAAGTGGTCATTTGGAGACTTACATAAATCAAACAGTAAGAAGTGGTGCAACTCCTGACCATAAAGGATTTGCAAAGCATTTAGAGCAAAAGTATAATACAGAAATTGAAAAACTAAAAACAGATAAAAGCAAAGATAAAAAGAAACAAGAATTACAAGACCATCTTTATCACATAGATGCACACTCAGAACATTATAATAATCTTTTCAAACTACATAATCATTTACAACAAGCAAAAAATGTATTAGTTAAAACATTAAATCAGCATCAAATATTTGACCACCATCATAATGGAACAGAAGCAAACCCAGAAGGTTATGTATTTCACCATAATGGCGAGTCAGATAAATTAATACATAGACACGAATTTAGTAGAAGAAACTTATTAGGTAGGAGCAGATGAAAAGATTCCTAGAAATTGCAGAAGAAAAAGACCAGGACTTAAAGCCTGCTGTAATGGCATTTGGTCGCATGAACCCACCCACTTCTGGACACGAAAAATTAGTCAACAAAGTAAAAGAAATTGCTGATAAGCATAATGCGCCTCATCATATTGTACTTTCACATTCACAAGACGCTACAAAAAATCCACTGAGTGCAGAACAAAAAGTAAAACATGCAAGTAGAGCATTTCCAGGTACCAATATAGAAGCAGCATCAAAAGAGATGCCTACGTTCTTCCACCATGCAAAAAGATTGTATGATGCCGGTCGTCGTTATCTTATAATGGTTGCAGGTTCAGATAGAGTAAAAGAATATCACGACCTTCTACACAAATATAACGGCAAAAAAGGTCATTTCAATTTCGATAAGATTGAAGTCAAGTCTGCTGGAGAAAGAGATCCTGATGCTGAAGGTACATCTGGTATGTCAGCAACGAAGATGCGTGAACATGCAAGAAATGGTAACTTCACAGAATTTAGAAAAGGTCTTCCTTCACAAATGAAAGACCATCATGCATTAGAACTTTACCACGATACTCGTAAAGGTATGGGTCTGCATGAGAACGTAAACAGAGGTAAATTCAAAGCAATCTTTGTTACTGGTGGACCAGGTTCAGGAAAAGACATAATTATCAGAGAAGCAGTCGCAGAACAAAAGGCAGTTGAGATAACATCACAATATGCGTTATCTGTTTTACTCGATAAACAAAAATTATTAGAGCAAACAAATGACTATCGTATAACTGCGATCCGTCGTCGTTCACCATTGATTATCAATGGTACAGCAGACGATTATGATACAATGCATTCCATCAAAGAAGAATTAGAAGAAATTGGATATTCAACAATGATGGTTTATGTTGACACGACAAACGAAATCAGCAAAGAAAGAAATCGAAACCTAAAGAGAATGGTTACAGAATCGATAAGAGAAGAAAAATGGAGCAATTCTCAAATCAATAAAGTAAAATTCCATGAGGAATTTGATGACTTCAGTTTGTTTGAAAACAATGATGCACCAGAAACTCTTGAATTTGCAATCACAGAAGTATATGAACACGTTGCTGATTTTTTTGATAGAAAAGTAAACAATATTATCCGTGAGGTATGGGAACAGAGAAACGAAGAAGTGAAACCCAAAGGTAATAAATTTAAAGACTTACTAAAGAACAACAACTGTACCGCATGTCAGTTGACTCGTAAGTTTGACAAGATTGATAGTGTCAAAGATGGAGACGTTGCAAGTAATTCAAGTTATATTTTTAGAACTTATGAAGACAGCAAACCAACTTTAACAATCAATCCTCCACCTAAAGAACCAAACTTCAGTATGGATAAGGATAAAAAGAAAGCAGGAAGATATAAGTGGGTCAGTTCTGTAAGTCACAGAATCAGAAATGTTCCGGGAGTTGGTCCAGAATATGATACTCGCCAGCAAGGTACTGTTTATCCTATGTCTGGTTTGGGTGATGTTACATATAGAGAAGAGGCAGAAAATAAATATAACAATAAAGAACTTGCAGAAAGTTCCGCAAAATCTTTTAAGCAATTCAGAAAAGAAGCAATAGACGATCCTGGTGCAGTTGATATGGGTGTTGGTGGGGTTCTTGGTGGAGGAAGCAACAAAGAACCACTAGAAACGCCATTGAGTAAATTTGGATTATCAGGTATTACTATCGAGAAAAAGAAAAAGAAAAAGGGTTTAACACATGATTAATTTTAATTCTTTTGTTGGAGAAGAACCAGCATATATTAAAGAAGAAGTTCAATCATTAATCGAAGAAATATCTGAAGATGAGATTAACTTTGATGGTGATGAAGAGCAACTAATTGATGCTTTTGATTGGGACTTAGAAGAAGAACCAATTTTAGAAGCAATGTATAAAGGAAGAAAAGTTCCTTTAGGTAAGCCAATGAAAGGTGATGTTAAGAAGTCAAAAGTTTTTGTCAAAGGACCTAGTGGTAGGGTCGTAAAGGTTAACTTTGGTGATAAGAATATGACTATCAAGAAGAATAATCCAGCAAGAAGAAGAAGTTTTAGAGCGAGACATCGTTGCCACAATCCCGGTCCAAGAACAAAAGCAAGATATTGGTCTTGCAGAGCATGGTAAAACAGGAGACACAAATGTTCACCAATAATAAATTAGTAATGGATTCATTAGCAGAAGCAGTTAAGAAAGTAATGAAAGATGAAGAGTCTGGACTGCGTATGGCTGCTCACGCCGCACATAAAGACGGTAAGAAGATGTTCACCTTTCAAGGTAAGACATATCCCGTAAAAGTACAGGGCGAACAAGTTTCTTATGGTTCTGCTGTTCTTAGTCAAGAAAAGCACGGCGATAAAGATAAAGAAGAAGATTGTGTCACAGAACCAAGAGCAAAAGAAATTGCTAAAAAAGAAGTCAAAGGACATGAAAAAGAACGTCATGGACCAAAAGGCGATGTAGCACAACATCTAAAGAAAATGCACAAGGAAGAAACATTTAAGGACCGTCTCGTTGAGTCTGCATATGGAAAAAAGTCTCCTATGATTGATGAAGACGATTCGAAAATGACACCAGAACAAAAGAAAAAGAAAGAAAAGATTGTTCTGTC